CAGTAGCGTATCACTACGCCACACACTCCTCCTTCAGACTAACGTCTGGTAGGAGGGCGGACGACTCTCGTCATCCCCCACGGGGACCCTTGCGGGATATCCCCGACCACCGTATTTAAAACGGTGATCTCCACCCGAGCTTGATGCTGACGTGCTCGGGGCGTCCAGAACGCTCCAAGTGCTCACCATCAACGTTCGCAGCGTCGATGTATGGATCCTGCGACTGTACCAGTCTGGGCAAGCCCAGGCCGGGGTCGTGGGGTTTCCTACTGAGACACTTAAGCAGGGCACCGGCTCCCTCCAGATGGTCCGGAGGAAGTTCGGCACGCACGTAGTAGCCCTTAGTTAGAGGGCTGTGCGTGTATGGATCCAGCTTTTGGAATTGATATCCGAGAGCTGACTCCCTGCCTTGCAGCGGAGAGGTTGGAGCTACATTTGGGAATCTCCCCTTAAGGAGCTTCCCTAAGTAGTCATCCAACCACCGCGCGCTTTGCCAGCAACCAGCCCAATAGAGCTGATTGCGAAGCGAAACGGCGGCGATTATCCCGCTAGCATCCTGCCGTTTGGTCGGGAGTACCTGACGGACCTTGACGATTGACACGTCTTGGCCCTCATAGTATTCCCGTCCGCAAGACTCTCTGAACCTTCCGGTCCAGTAAGACTTGCTGACGTTAACCTGATGCCCAAAAGCATCAAGTTCGTCACAAACGGACAGCACATAGTCTCTGGGGACAATCAAATCGTCCCCAAAGACACGCACCTGCTCGGAAAAGCGCCTGATAAGCGCCTCCCGAGAAAGCGGGGCACTTAGCTCCCTTTCTATCCCTAGGAAGATCACGGTCAAAAAGACCATGGCCTCCATCGGGAAGCAGAGAGCTGAACCCATAGAGGCGTACTTGGCTAGGCGTATAACGCCATGACCAGGTACATCAGCCTTCCGGGACCGCGTGGCATCGATCGCCCCTTGCAACAGGGGGAAATCGGCCAACATGGCCCGTACGTGCTGATTCGAGACACGATCGGAAGCCTCACTCAAATCGAGTGTGGCCAGGTCTCCGCTGAGAGACCCACGGCGAGCCATTTCCCTATTAGGGTCTTGGTCGTCGAATCCGATCACGCGAGAGAGGAAACTATCCTCTTGGATCGCGTCAACGATGCATCGCTTTAGGCCTTGCTGCATATATTGCATTGCAGTAGGTTCTATTGCGATAACTCGGGGTGCCTTGAGCGTCTTAGGAACGGTAATAACCCTTACAGGTGTTTCCGTTTCGGGTTCGCGGGTGTGAACATCTCCGTCAAGCTCGGCAGAATATGCCAGGCTCGACGTGAGGTGCGTCTGCCAGGAGAAAAACTCCTGAAGACGGACAGTCCAGGTTCGCTGATTCCACTTACCATTACTGGTGAGTTTGTCAGCGACAGCGCCTGGGCCATGCTTTGGGAACACACGTCCCCAATAGATATCTCTATCTACTTTGGCGAAAACCTCGCCAAAGAGCAAGTTCGACATACGCTGGAAATCCTCAATGTATTGAGGGTCCATGCGCGCGTCGGACGCCTTCACATCCAGCTCACACTGAATGAAGTCAGACATGGCTCGCCTTTCGCGAGCGGGGGAAACGACCTTACGGTCAGTCCCTCGCTGAACTCGACCATTACGGTCGAGTTCCGGAAGGGCGATCTTGCTAAACATCAGTGTTAACTGACGTACAGCATAGATTGCTTCCACGTCTGGTTCATCCAGAAGTGCGCCACTACTAGTATTGAACACGCGTCCAAGGAAACCTTGCAGAAATGCAGGGAGACCAGTACGGCGCCCCAATCCTCTTTTGAAGGATGGGACGTCCGAAGGGACGACAAAAC